CAAGCGCTCCAAATTGTGATTCGGAGTCAAAAGGACTATGTAACAACGTTCGATTACGTCCACGCATCACCCGCTGACCGATGCAAAGCCGCCCTGCTGGCGGTGATGGAGGAATGACCTGCCCATCGTGCGGCTCGAAAATCAAGATGCGGAAGGGCACGGGTAGATGCAAGAAATGCGGCGCACACGTGAAGGTATTGGAGGGATGACCTTGGATCGGGAAAAGAAGATCGCGGAGATTCGGAAATCGGCTGAAGAAGCACGGAAAACCGATAGATCGTGGGTTGACGGACAAGATTATGCCGATGACGTTGAGTTCCTGCTGGACGAGTTGGAACGGGAACGCGCCGAACTCGACCGCCTGAAACGCGGAGGATGGATCAGACTGAAGGACCAGAATCCGCGAAACGGACAGAACGTCTGGATATGCTACGAGATCGATGGCCGGCGCGATACAGCAGAATCACGGTATGTGAATGGCAGTTTCATCGGATTTTGGGGAGCGAACGTCACCCACTGGCAACCGCTGCCGGAGCCGCCGAAGGAGTGATGGCAGAGTGATCGTCGGACACAAATATAGGCCCGTTGTGACAGTGCTGAAGATCAAGAAGGGCGTGCCGACCGTGATCCGGGTCAGCGGAAGGGAGTACGTGCTGCGGACGCCGGACCAGTTCAACATGCAGCCGAGGCCGCAAAAGAAATAAAAAACTTCCCCTGCATATGGGCCATGCAGGGGAAAAAGCAAACAGGCGTTCCTACACCTATTTTACCATACAGCGAGGTGTAGGGGTATGGGTATCGAGCAAATGGTTTTTCCGTGGGAGATAGACAGAGAAGCAACCAGGCAGCGCGTCGAAGAGCATCTGGAGACGGCCCGGATCTACCAACAAATCGGGTTCGTTCGGCGCGAGATGAGGAACACGACATCTTTGGAACCACGATATCACGGTCCGACCAATTACATTGGGAAACCGGCAGAGGAAACCGCAACGTGGAACGTGGATGCCGAGGAGCGCTTGAAGGAGATCACCGAAAGAGTCCAGAAGGCAGTCGGTCGGCTCGGGAAGCTCGAACGCCAGATCATCGAGAAGCGTTACCTCGAGGGCGACGAAGTTTACGACTACAACGTATATACTGAACTGCATATGAGCGAGCGAAAATACTATCGGCTGAAGTCAAAGGCCATCTACAAGCTCGCATTCATGCTGCGGCTGGAGGTGTTCGTGGAGCCGGGGGCAGAAAAACCGGCGTAAAACGTGGCAGAAAAATGGCAGACTTTTGGCAGGAAAAAGGCAGAGCGTTTGGATTTCGACATGATACTATGGTATCAGTGAAGCATTTGCCCGCTGGGCCGCCGACCTGTCTGTCCTAGGCGGCCGGGAAGGCGGCATTCCCGGGACGGCGGGCTTTGCCCGCCTGTCATGCCAAATCAAGCCGCTCGGCAGCGGATGTATAGGGTCCACGGGTGTGACGGGCGGGATTCAACTTCCAAATTGAATTCAGGGTTGCCGATCATCGGCGACCTTTTCTTTTCGCCTGCTCATCCCCAAATTGCCGCATGACCGAAGCCTGCTCGCGGGGCAAAGCGAGACAGGTGCGGCTCCCTCCTTTCGACCGCGACCGGAGCGGTGAATGAGCAGGACCCGGGCGCTCGCCGGCCGCGCAAACGATCCGGAAGTGCCGGCACACCATCATAGGGAGGAATGAATCGTGAAAGAGAGATCCGTCATCACCGTCCCGCGCAATTTCGCGGGCTGGATCAGCAAGCGGCATCGCATCATCTGGTCGGTCAATCCGTATCGGCGCGATAAGCGGACGGGGGTTGTGCGGCCGTGATGAAGTGGATCAATCGACTGGCGCGCCGCCTGACGCCGTTCGCTGGGCCGGAGCCGAGGAATCGTCGGGAGCGGCGGGAGAGCTGCAGAAGACTCTACTATTGATCCAAGACAGGAATAATCCTCCTTGTGTCGAATTATCGGACAAGGAGGTGCATCTTGTGGAAATAAACTGGGAAGCAGTCACGGGCGTAACCCAAGTCCTTGCTACAATAGCTACTTTTGCAGCGATTTTTGCGTCACTTCGAATAGCGAATTATCCGATTACAAGTAAAGCAAAAATTATAGTCGGGAGAAGTGGACGCTTTTCAGATACGAACAACTTTGTATTTCTAAATATTGGGCATTGTAAAATAATTGTTAAAGCACATGGTATTTTTGTATCAAAGTCGTTTCTGCCTAATTTAAGAAATTCTACTGTTGTATTTTCAGTTGGGGAAAAAATCGAATTAAACCCGGCAGAAGATTTTGTTTATAAATTAACCGATGATGAGATAAACAAAAGCTTGTTAACTTTACATGATTGCAATAGCGGGCAAAAAGTTTGGCTCACTGTATTTTTTCTGGATAGTAAAAATAAGCGGTTTGAAAAAACTTTTCGTTACAAAATTGAATAGCGCCTATATTTTCTCCTGCATCGCAATATTTTGATTGGTTCATATATGGGTCAGCAGGGAAATACTCCACATTGTCGAATTGTTGCGATGAGGAGGCGATAAAAAAATGAGCAAAGTGTTTTTGCATATTCATGATCCACATCAAGCAAATTGGATAAATCAAATGTATGAATTCGCACGGATACCAATTGAGGGGGAACATTTGACTGTATCCACTGATTCCGCTTGGTACAGGGTTGAATTAGTCGTCCACACGCCATTTAGCGATGATATGGACGCTGAAGTATATGCAGTTAAGGTGGATCATAGCGAGGTAAAGAGAAGAAAGCTAAATACTAGACCAGGAGTTACGTTCGAATGAAGAATTACCAATAAAGTGAATGAGTCGAGCGCCTTCGGGCGCTTTTTCTATTGCCATTTTCATGCGAGGTGGTGGTCATGAGAGAGGTTCAGCCGATCCGCGATCCCGAAGTGATCGTGGAGATTCAAAACTACCTGAAAGTGCGCAACTTCCGCAATTACCTGCTGTTCACGATGGGCATCCACTGCGGGTTGCGCGTGTCGGACTTGCTGAGTTTGAGGGTCGGCGACGTCCGGGACCAGTTGCATATCAACTATGTCGCAAAGAAGACCAGGAACCGCCGGAAGCGCCGGAAGGAAAAAAGATTCATCATCCATCCGTCGTACTATGACGACCTGATGATTTACATTCAGGACATGGACGACGATGAATATATATTCGCTTCGCGGCAAAAAAAATCAACCGGCGAGAAAGGGTTGCCGATCACAAGGCAAATGGCTTGGCGTATGATCTCGGATGTCGCGCAGCGGTTTGGCCTCGAAGATATCGGCACGCACTCACTTCGGAAGACGTGGGGTTACCACATGCTCATGAACGCCCCGAAAGAGCAATGGGGCTATGTCATGGCGTTACTCATGGAGGCGTTCGGACACGAGTCACAAGAGGTCACAATGCGCTATTTGGGCCTCACACAGGACATGCTCGACCGCATGGTTCTCAGGTTGAGTTTTACAAAAACCGGATGATTGTCAAACTCAGTTTTCGAATATGCGAGAAGCCCGAAAAATCAAGGGTTCTCCGATTTCACGAGTTTGACAGAATATGTGTTAAGTAAAAGTCTGAAGCAAAATAATGGTAATTCAGCCGAGGAAACGTTCTCGGTTTTTTCGTTGTTCCTTTCGTAACGCTCGCTCCTTGAAAGCGCTGTAACGTGAAAACAACTCAACCTGTCGGAGGTGGGGTGGATGTAGTGGCGCCGAAACGCAGTCCGCTTGAGCGAAAAGCTTTCAAAATGTGGTGCAAGGCCGGCCGCCCGCGGCAGTTGAAGTGGATTGCGGACGAGCTCGGCGTTTCGCCGGAAATGATCCGCAAGTGGAAGCATTATTACAAGTGGGACGATAGCGAAGATCCGCGGCCCGGGGCACCACGCGGCAATAAGAACGCCGTCGGCAACAAGGGCGGCGCGCCGAAGGGGAACGCCAATGCCGTCAAGCACGGCCTGTACCGCAAGTTCATGCCGCAGGACGAGGAATTCCTAGAAATTTACGATATGGCGGCCGAGGCCGATCCGCTCGACATGCTCTGGCACAACATCACCACACAGTTCGCCGCGATCATCCGCGCACAGAAGATCATGTTTGTGAAGGATCGCGACGAAATGATCAAAGAGCTGAAGAAGCGGAAGCGGCAGATGGATACTGAAAAAGTCGGAAAGAATCCGGATGGCACGAACAAATACGAAACGTATGAATCCTACATTGAAGAGGAATGGGAATTCCAGTTTGCATGGGATCGTTACGCGACGTACCTTAAGGCGCAGGCGGCCGCGATCAGCGCGCTCAATTCGTCCATCCGGCAGTTCCTCGCAGCGGCACCGGAGGCGGACGAGCGCCGCGCGAAACTGGAGCTTATGCAGGCGCAGGTTGCCAAACTCCGGGCCGAGACGAAAGAACTGGAGGGAGACAGCGAGGACAATGTGACCATCGTCGACGACATCCCGTATGTGCCGCCGGCAGGTGATGCAGATGGTTAATCTGACGAATTTGATCGCGGCATCGTTCTATGCTCTGTACCACCTGATCAAGTCTGGAACATACACGCATTGGTGGCTAAAAGGCGGACGGGGCAGCACAAAATCCTCGTTTATTTCGCTCGTCATCATTCTGGGGATCATGCGGAACCCGGGGACGCATGCGGTCGTATTGCGTAAAGTCGCAGCGAACCTGAAAGACAGCGTATATGAGCAACTGCTATGGGCGATCGACGCCCTCGGCGTCGGCCACCTGTGGAAGGAGAAGCTGAGCCCGCTCGAGCTCATCTACAAGCCGACCGGCCAGCGCATCATTTTCC